ACAAACAATTTTAGGATCAGGTGATTCTGGTTCAGTAGTAGTTAATAAATCAAATTTATTAGTAGCATTTACAGCTTATACTATATCAGGCGGAAATATAGTTTTAGATGAAGCCGCAGCAGCTGGATCAGAGTATTTAATTATTCCTGATCCTAATGGCTAGAGAGTATAAATAGATATATGGCAATTACATCTGACAAATCACACAAAACAATTCCGATTTCAACGGTATCTCGGAAACGAGCTTATTCAGATTTGGATCTATCTTTGCTCCAACATGGGGTTACAAAAGATATAGTTCCATTAAAAGATGATAGAGCCATTAAAAATTCAGTTAAGAATTTAATACTAACTAATTTTTATGAAAGACCCTTTCAACCAGAAATGGGTGCTAATTTATTGGGACTTTTATTTGAGCCCGCAGATAATATTACAAAAATAGAATTAAAAGATGGAATAAAATCAGTATTAGATTATTATGAACCTAGAATCAAAGTTCAAAATATAATAATTGAAGATGATACTGAAAGAAATCGATGGAGAATTTCTCTTCATTTCAAAATAAAAGAATTCAATGTTAACTCAAATATTAATATTGTATTAAAAAGGTTAAGATAAAATGGCTACAAATTTAAATGTCACAGAATTAGATTTCGCAGATATAAAACAAAATCTAAAAAATTATTTAAAACAACAATCAGTCTTTAGTGATTACAATTTTGATGGAGCAGGATTAAATATATTACTAGATGTTCTAGCATATAATACACATTACAATGCCATGGCAGCCCATCTATCATTAAATGAAGCATTTTTAGAATCTGCACAAATAAGAGGCAATGCAGTATCAAGAGCTCGAATGTTGGGATATGTTCCTTCATCAGAGTTAACAGCCCGAGCTTCTGTGACAATCGTAATTGATGTTAGTTCTGAATCAGGAACTATACCCGGAAGTATAACAATACCTCGTGGGACTAAATTAACTACTACTGTTGGTGGATTAACTTATCAATTTGTTACAATAGATTCAACTACTGCAACAAGAATAGGAAATCTTTTTACATTTACTGCCGTTGAAATTGGCGAAGGTAATTATAACTCTATTAAATATAGAGTTGATAATGATATTGTAATTCAGAAACACCAAATCCCTCACAAAAATGTTGATACGAGCTCGCTCCGCGTACGCGTACAGGCGAACGAAGAATCTTCTTCATATGATCTTTATACAAGATTTGAAACACTATTACAAATTGGTGGTGCTTCTAAGGTATATCATTTACAAGAAAATTCAAATGGATTTTATGAGATATACTTTGGTGATAATGTTATTGGTAATAAACCATCTTATAATAATATCGTTACCCTAGACTACATTTATACTCATGGTAAAGAAGCTAATGGAGCATCAACCTTCACTATGGTTAATTCTATTGAAGGATTTTCTACTATTTCTGTTACAACACTTAAAAATTCAGAAGGTGGAGCAGACCAAGAAGAAATAGAATCAATTAGATTCAATGCTCCTCTATCATATACTTCTCAAAATAGGGCAGTAACATCTGAGGACTATAGAGCTATTATTAATAGAAACTTTACTAATATAGCTTCAATTAATACCTGGGGTGGTGAAGATAATGCAATACCAGATTATGGAAAAATTTATATTTGTATTAAACCAAATACAGCTGATGTATTAACTGCTGCAGAAAAAATCTCTATTACTGGATCAATATTAAAAGGTAAAAATGTAGTTAGTATTACACCAGAGATTTTAGATCCTAATTATTCTTATTTAGAATTAGATGTTATATTTAAATATAATCCAAACTTAACAGATAGAACTGGCGCGGATTTAAAAAGTTTAATACAAGATACAATAGATGATTACTCATTAAATAACTTAAATAAGTTTGATGGACTATTTAGACATTCTGCTTTATTAAAATTAATCGATAATGCAGATCCATCAATATTAAATAGTACTGTTAGACCTTTCCTATTTCAAAATCTAACTCCAACAGCAAATATTCTTAATAACAAAACATTGACTTTCCCAGGGGTAATATATGTCCCAGGTGGAGCAGATGAATCTTGTATTACTTCTACATCATGGACTGATGGTAATGGTATAGTTAATTATTTTAATGATAAAGCTATTACAGGTTCTACAACTAGACAAATATTTGCCTATCAATTAGTTGGAGATGAAAAAGTAACTACAATTGATGATTGTGGTACTGTCACTCCTTTAACAGGGACAGTAATATTAAATACCTTTACTCCAGCAGATACAACTACAATTCGAATTACAATTGTTCCTAACTCATTAGATATTGCTCCAAAGAGAGATGAAATTCTTTCAGTTGATGGAACAAGATTAACTGTAACTGCAGAAGAAGATACTATTGCAACAGCAGGTTCTTCAGGAGCAGTAGATTATACAACAACCTCAAGGTTTAGAACATAATGGCTTTATACGGATCAGATCACGAAAATCCTAATTATGTGGAATCGATTGGGTCTTTAAAAAGAAAGACCAAAGAGGATATTAGACTTGATACTATAATTCCTCAAAACATATTAGAAGATTCAATTAATTCTGATGGATCCCCAAACGTTAAAACTCTATTAGAATATTATTATAAGTTTATGAATATGGAGGAATTTATATATACCTCTACTGAAACTAAAACTGATCTATTAGCAGCTTCTACAATATGGGCAGGAAAAGCTAAAGCAGCTTTTAGAATTGTTGATCCTAATAATGAGAATAATGAATTTTTTAATGGAGATACAGTAGGAAGTTCAGTTCTTAAAGTAGGTTCTACTGTAATACCTATGACTAATAATAGTGAACCGATTGTTTCAAACGGCAACGAACTTCCCGGTAGTTTAAAAAACTCATCTTCTGAATATGGTAAAACATTTACTGTTGAAGATATTCCAGCAACCCATATAGGAAAAGAAGCTACCCTAACTACTACAATTACCCATTGGGTTGGTCCAGGTCCAAGTTATGTTTTAAATGCTATTGAAGAAGCAATGAACATAGATGAAAATACAGATAATTATTTAGAAATGATGCAGAAAGAAATAGCTCAGGCTATTCCTAGAAATTTATCCTCAGTAGAAAAAAGAGCTCTATATAAAAATATCACAGAGCTCTATAAACTGAAAGGATCACAGGATTCAATTGAAGTATTTTTTAGGTTATTATTTAACGAATCTGTTGAGGTTGATTATCCTTGGGATAAGACATTAATACCTTCTTCTGGTGATTGGGATGGAGATCAAAATAGATATCTAGATCATAAAGGATGGTTATCTGATACTATTAAACTTCAAGATTCTAAATATTACCAAAAATTTTCATATAATATAAAAACTGGTAGGAACTTATCTGATTGGCAATATGCGTTTGATAAATTAGTTCATCCAGCTGGGTTTATATTCTTTGGAGAAATTTTAATTATGACCCAGTTAACTCGGGCTATATTAGGTGATGGACAAAGAGTTTCTCGCCTTATTGGACCCGAGGGTTTATTCCCAGATGAGGATGGAAATTATGGATATATAAATGTTTATCCTAGAAGTAATAGAAAAACTCTTAGCTCTATGCCAGGATTACAGCCAGGGGTTATTGGTGCTGAAGATGTTGCATTACTTGTAGAAGCTTTTGCTTCAACCTTCTTACCTAATATAATAGCTAAGATTGATCAATCAGCTAATTTTTCCACAGATATATCCGGTGGTAATATAACAGCTATTAATATAATGAATGGAGGTTGGGGTTATTCTTCAGCTCCTACATTAACTATTACAGGTGATAATGGTTCAAGCGCAACAGCAACTTGTACAATTGATGGTAATGGTGTAGTTGAAACAGTAACAATAACAAATGCTGGATCAGAATATACAACAGGATATACTACAGCTTCAGCAAACCCAGATGTTGGTAAAGTAAAAACTTTATTGTTAAGTAATTTAGCAGATAAAACTTATGCAGTTGCTCCTACTTTAACCTTTGATGCACCAACATCGAAAGATGCAGATGGGGTTCTTTTATCTTCTAATATAACTGCTA